AGAGACTTGATATTTATTCTGGCTCCATCTGAGGACCAAGCTTCACTTATATTTAATTATTGTTATAGGCATTTTGCTGATAACCCCTTTCTCAATGGCTTAATTGACCATTACAGGTTTCACAACAAACCTAACATTACAATGAAGGGAGGGACTATCCTACGTAGAGCTCCATTAGCTCCATCTAATCAGGGACAAGCTATACGAGGACAACATCCTACATTTTGTGTAGTTGATGAGAGTCCATTGATTGATGATAGATTGTTTGTAGATAATGTAGAGCCCGCTGTTGTATCTAATAAAGCTCCCTTTATTAACTTAGGTACCCCGAAAAGTAAAGAAAATCATATGTGGCGCTATCTTTATGATGATGCATTTGAGAAATCATTTGAGCGAATGGTATATACATGGAGAGATGCAGTGAAAGCAGGAAGGGCTTATTCCCCTCCTTATAATGACGAAGATATGGCTGAAAAGATGATGGAATGGGGTGAAGACTCGATATATTGGAGAACAGAATATGAGTGCGAATTCGTCGAATCGGTCTCGAACATCTTCAATCCCGAACTACTCAAAGGATGCTTTACACAAGGAATGGCCTTTGTCGAAGCTGGAAAAAACTATCCTAATTGTGTTGTGGGTGTTGACATTGGTAAATCTGTTAATAGCACTGTTATTAGCGTATGGAGTACATCTAAAGACGCAGATGCTAACAGAGCAAACCTTATCTACCTTGAGGAGATTACTCCAAAGACAGGTGGACATGACATTCCATATCAGCGTAAGCGTATCATGGCTGTTGCTAGTGATTATGGTGCTGACCGTGTTATTATTGACGCGACGGGTATTGGTAGTGCGATAGAACAAGATATTAGATTAGCTTGTATAGAACATAAACCACAGATACACTTTATACCTTTCATATTTACTGGTGGGCCTAGAGGTACAAAAACACAGATTTATAGAGATTATGTGTCTTATATACAGCAAGGTTTGGTGAGAGTCCCTCATCCAGACGGCCTAGAACCACCTCAAGCCAGATTAGTTAATAAATGGCTTAGAGAACACATAGATTTAGAATATGTTATGGATGCAGCCAATAAAACTGAACGAATCGCTGCCCCAGACGGAAAACATGATGATTACTGTGATAGTTGTGCTATTGCATTACACGCTTCTTTAGCGATGTTACCATCAGGTTCCTCTTTTGCTAGTGTAAATATTCAACAATCAGGACAAAGGAGAGCTTCTTCTGAAAGAAGAGCTATATTTACAACAACTAGACACAATAGAAACCTTAATAAAGGACGTTTAAGTGGTATTTAAAGGTTTTGAGCGAAAGCTTTATATACTATAACCTACTATAAGCTATTGATAGCCGTGGCTCTGAGCGATTACTGGCCTTTTAATAGGCGGAGTTTTGCAACTAAGGGGACTAACCCTCCGTTTTCGAAAGATGACCCTAGAAGCTTTGGTTCTGGTGTTATAAAACGAATACAGTTACAGAATAGGCCGAACTTATTTGGTCGAGCAGGTGGAAACTTAAAAGAACCGCAAATTGGTGACAGTAAAACATATATGAATGTTTATTTATCAGACCCTATAATTAGGACTCTGATTGATTTACCATGTATGTATGCCGCAAAAGATGGGTTCGATATAGTTACGGACAGTGATGAAGACAGAGATAATATAACTGAGTTGTTTGAACAGATAAATATAGAACAACTTTTATATACATGGTTACGCAATGGAAGGATATTTGGTACATCCTATATGGAATGGACAGGAGATAATCTTGTTTTAAGGTCATCTCAGAATATGTTCATCCAGAGAGACCCTAATGGACAGGTAATGTATTATTATCAGGATTTAGGAGATGAAGGAGAATCAATTAGATTTGAAGAAAACGAGCTTATTGTCTATCGTAACAACCCGTTCGATGATTACGCTTATGGTCTTAGTGACATCCATCCAATTCTTTATTTGGTTGACCTCAAAGATTATGCAGAGCGGGACATTGGAACTGCTCTCAATAAATACGCTACTAGTAGGTTTGATATTAGCGCTGGACTCCCCGATATGCCTTATGGTCCTGATAAAATTAACGAAATTGTGGACGCATTTAATGCGCTGGAACCCGGCGAAGACATTATTCATGGTAATGATATTGAAGTCAAGGAGTTGCAGGGTACGCAACGAGCCTTTGAGTATGGAAAATATACTGATGATTTGCTCAAGAAAATCCATGTGGCGCTTAAAGTTCCGATTACAATGTTCGACAAACCAGAACAAGCACGTGCAGTTTTTGAGCCATATGTTAGGCATTTACAGTCTGCGGTGGAGGCTGCTATCAATTCGCAGTTGATGCCACAGTTACTAGGAGGAGATGCGTTGTTCAAATTCAGACAAATAAATGTAGATGATGCCTTTGTTAAAGCAAAGACTGACATGATATACCTATCAGAGGGAGTTCTTTCACCCGGTGAAGTTAGGTCAGAGAGAGGATTGAATCCAGATGGAGTGGAGGAGTTGCAAGATACAGCAGAGAACGCTAATATATCTGGAGGCAAAGACCAAGATAAGAAAGAAGAGTCCGCAAGGACCGAAAAAAGAGGCGCTGGTAATCAACCGGCAGCTAATACTACGGGGGATAAGAAAGAATGAGCGACGAATATGACTATGAACGTTGTATTATAGAGGTAGGACCTACTCTTAAAAGAAGAGGTATAAAGGACTATCAAGAGACTGCGGCAAATATGTGTCGCATGAGGGTAGATGAGGGAACCAGACGGTTCGCTGTATCTGCCGGGGGAGGACAGGAAAATCAACGCTCTTTTGCGCTTGAATTGGAAGACCCTGTTCTTACGGATGACTATATAGAATACCCAGTTATTGCTATAACGTCAGGCCCCCACGATGAAAATGGCGACCAAAAGGTCTTTATTGAATCATCCGTATTAAAAAACAGTGTAGATACTTTTGCTGAATTACCAGTTTACTACAATCATCAACGAACCGAGGATGACATTCTCGGAAAGGCTATCAACCCAGAAATCGTAGAACTAGATGATGGAAAGACTGCTATAAAGATGCTTGCGCAACTATATAGAAAAGCAGCAGAAAAGAGTGGAGTGCTAGAAAAGATTGAAAACGGAGATATGACGCATGTCTCTATCGATTGGTTTTCTAAGGATGTAGACGTTCTAGGAGAACCGTTTGCAATGGACATCCGTCCTATTGAGGTGAGTTTTATTGATAATGAGACTCGAACCCCCGTTTGTGACGCATGTACGATTGAAACGAAATGTGGTGACCACCGTGAATTCGGTGAGGAGTCAAAACCAGATTCTTGTGGCTGTGGAGGTCATAAAGAATCCTGTGCCTGTGAAACACACGGGCGAAACAGCGAGGAAATAACAATGGCTGAAGAACAGACAAAAGAAGTTTCTGAAGCTGGACGTATCACCGAGCGTGAATTCGCTTCGATGAAATCCCAGCTTGAAGAAATGAAGTCGTCTTACGCTGAGTTAAACACTAAGCACGAAGAGGCATTAGGTCTTGTTTCGAAATTCCAAGAAGAGGAAGAGGCTCGCGCAGCTGCTGAAGCAGAAGCAAAAGTCGTATCCTTTGTAGATTCAATTATCACAAAGGAAGCCGCTCTAGGAAAACTCGATGACGAGAACAAGGATGCACGTGCAGAGGAACTCAAAGCATGGGACGCAATAAAGCTAGAAGGATTTAGTATCGCAATGGAAGGAGTACCTGTACCAGAAGTAGTAGTTGAAGAACGAACTTTTGGAAAGGGAAAATCCCACGATGCTGAACAAGAACTCCACGAAGACGAGGAAACCCCACGCATGTTTGCGATGGAAAACGGTAGAATAGTCTTCAAAGGAGAGGAGAACTAAATATGGCAATAGTAAAAGGAATATTAGTAAACGACGGTGGAGCACCAGCACGTATAATGAATTTCGAAGCAAGTGAAGCAATCACAGCAGGACAACCTGTATCATTGTTACACGTAGCTAGCGGAGACTGTACTGTACAACTTGGTGACTCTGACGACACAACCACGGTATTTTTGGGTGTAGCATTAACAGATGCAGCATCTGGAGACCAGTGTAGTGTTGTAACAGGACGTGGAGTTATGGTTTACATGAAGTTAGGAACTGATGTAAACGGAGCAATTCCACTTATGTTAAGTAGCACACCCGGTGAATTGGTAGCATTTGCAGATGGCACAAGCCCTGTAAATACAGCACCATGTGCCGTGACGGTAGAAGATGGAGGCACTGGCTTAGTCAAGTGCATGATTCTATAAGGAGTAAAATATGGTAGCAGCAGGAACAAACCCCGGTATTGCATCGTCACAATTAAGTGACACAGCAAACAGGGTATTAATAGACTACAAAGACGCAATTCAGGACTACAAAGTTACTGAAATGCCTGTAGTAAGTATGTTTGCAGAGCGTTTCACCACAGATACTGGTGGAGACGTTGACATTACATTCGCAAAACCTTCAATGGGTCTAGAACAAATTGAAGAGGGAGCAACACCAGCTTACCAACACACTGACTTGAGAAACGAACGTGTCTCAGTTAAGGAGTTCGGTATTGCAGTAGGTGTAACCCGAAGAATGTTAGAAGATTCACGATTCTCTGAGATGGAATTAGCTCTAAACGAAGCAAGAAAAGCAGTCGAGAGACACATAACTAAACACTTTATTTATGCAGTCTTTGGATTGACCGACGCAACGTTCGGTACAACCGCAGTAGCAACAGGAACAAACGAAACAGATATTGAGACTTTCGCAACTTATCCACATGGTGGATTCTATGGCGCAAGTCCAGCATCTGGAGCTAGACTATACGAATATGGAGGATACTCAACATCTGATTTAGATTCATTGGGCACTCACTACTTCGCATCGACTGACACTAGTGCATCTGAAGCAACTTCCGGTGGTAACTTGGAATTAGGAGATATAACCAAGGCTATAGAACTTATGGCGGCAAAGGGAATGACCCCAGATACAATTCTGGTATCCCCAACCCACTACAAGACTCTATTGAACTTGGCTGACTTTACAGCACCTTTCTCTGTCGCAGCTGATTCAGCTGGCGGCTCTCCGAAAGGCGGTCTGGATTATGTCAACTCAACTTCTAATAATGGTATTGTTGGACAACTCTACGGTCTTAACGTAGTTGTTAATCCATTCGTACCTAAAACAAGAGCTGGAATTTTTGATATGAAAACCAAACCAGTAGCTTACGTCGAAAGACGTGGTCTAACTGTTGAGGAAGCTAACCCCGGATTTGGAATAACTGGAAGTTACATGTCTTTAAGATATGGACTGAAGATTATCCGACCAGAGGCTGGTTGTATCATAATTTCTGACTAAGGTTAACTAGTTAAACATTAAGATTTGGTTTGGGCGACACCATAGTCAAAGTCGTCCACAACTAGGTCCACCTATGGTAAACGAAGCAAAAATATTCAAACCCACAAAAATTCGAAAGAAGAAAGCAGGAGACTATGGTCTCCATAAAAATACAACAGCTAAAACTCGTATGTTGGTTATGGATGATAGGTTAATCTCTAAACAATACTTGAAAGGTAGAATAGATGTTAGAATATCCGATGATTCTTTTGATAGTGGTACATGGGCAGATGCAACTGATATAGCCCCATCAAAGAATACTCTTAATAATTATCTTAATTCTTTAGAAGTAACAACTTCTTCGTGGACACAGGAAACTACAGACGCAGATTCTAAAACAAGAACTTACGATTCAGGGTTTGTAGGTATAGGTTCGACTTTACACTATACTAATGACATTACAGAAATGTTAACAGTAGGTGGAAATATAAAGGGTACAGGGAATTTACTTTTAAAATCAGATTCAGCAGTATTAAAATTTGGTGCTGATTCAGATACAACTTTAACACACACAGATGGGACTGGTTTGACCCTTAATTCAACCAACAAATTATGTTTTAATGACACTTCTCAATTTATACAAGGTTCTAGTGCTACAGCTTTAGCTCTTGGAGCAACTGATGAAATAGACTTAACAGCAACGTTAATTGATATTAATGGTGCAGCTGATATTTCAGGTAATACAGCAGTTGGAGGTAATCTAACAGTTGGAGGAACCGCAACCATAACTGGAAATACTACTGTTAATGGTAATCTTACAGTTACAGGCACAGCTACAGCAATACAGACCGAAACAGTAGAAATATTCGATAATATAATAGTATTGAATACAAATTCTGAAGTAGATGCTGCTGCTGGTATAGAAGTTGAGAGAGGAAGCGATACTAATACTTCTATTAAATGGGAGCCAGTTTCAAATAAATGGCAATTAACAAATGATGGTTCAAATTATTATGATATTTCAACTTCACAAGAAGACCATGCTGCTGTCACTATAGATAACCAAGGAACTGGTCTATTAGCTTTAAGCACACAAGCTTTAACAGTAAATGATGTCTTTGTGCATAAAACAAATGCTTCCACTATGACAGGAAAGTTAACACTAACTGGTACAGCTGGTGGCGGTGGAACTGGCACTACAGCGTTGGCTATTACTGGTGGAAATTCGTCTGCCACTAACCCCGCAGTTAATATTACAGGACATTTAGTTGCTTCTACAAAGAGTTTTAA